ACGTTGGGGATCGCCGCCCAGGCCGCAGGGTGGCCGACAGCGATGAGAGCCGACGGAAGGGGCAGCGCAGGCCGGGACAAGCAGGAATTACCCAATGTCGCCCTCCTGACTGGTCCCGCTCCGTCTGGTGGCCCTGCCGTGACGGGAAGTGGCGAAGGGTTCCGGCGAGATGGGTGGGGCACGCCGCGGGCCGACGAGAGCACGGAGAGTTACGAGACGCAACAGGCCCGGGAAGCGCGCGGGACCAAGGCCAGCAAGAATCTTCACAGTCAGGCGGAGCTGGCGGGCTGGGCCACGAGTCGAGCGGAGGATGCGGAGAGTGCGGGGATGCGCCAGGTTTCATGCGAGGAGCAAGCAAGGCTGGCCGGCTACCAGACCCCGAAGCTCCCGAGCGACGGCCCGTGTCAGAGGGAGAAGGGGCAGGGCGGCGGACTGCGCAAGCTGGAGGACATTGCGGAAGCGTTCCGCCTCCCCGACATGACCGGCTGGAAGTTGAACCCTCGCTTTTCCCTCTGGCTGATGGGGTACCCGGGCGCGTGGGCCTCCTGCGGGGAGCGGGCAATGCAATCGTGCCGCAAGTCGCGGCGGCGTTCGTGAGCGCGTTCATGGAAACGGAGTGACACGTGGTGCCCACACAGTATGGCCTAAGCGCAAGGACTGACAACTTCACCGAGACGCTGGCGGCTACTGGGGCTAGGTTGGTTGGTTCACGGGGAAAGGGGGTGGGGCTACATGACGAGGGCTCCAACACGCGCAAGGTTATCTGCGCACACCTTCGATCGCGTCGCTGGAGTCGGTTCGACCAAATAACCAAGGTGAGAGGATAAGCTCGGCGGGGGTGGACCAACAGGGCTAGACCGCAAGGGTAGACCCGACGGCCACCCCCCGCTGGGCGAAAACAGGAGGCACCACATGGGGTACAAACCAGACGTCGAGTTCAACAGGCCAGAGACGTCCCTGCTGACGATGCTGGCGACAAAGGGCTTCCCGATCAGACAGGGACGCTGGTGCTGCGAGAGGTACAAGGAACGCGGCGGCGAAGGTCTGGTGGTAACGGGCGTCTGTTGGGCTGAAAGCGCACGTAGGAAACGCGGGCATGGGACGACGATCACATAACACACGACCAAGCACACGCACGAGCGACCGCCATAGCAAGGGCCAGACGCAAACCGTAATCCAAGGGAGCCCTCACCCCGTGGCATCCAAAGAACGTTTCTACAACGGCAAGTGGTGGCCCGACCCTGGCGGATTCAGCATACTGCCCAAACGCATATGGGAAGACGACCCACTACTCAACCCACGAGGGTTCGTTGGTCGCGTTGGACGTGGAGGCTGGGGCGAAGAGGCTCCGCTCGTTGATGCAGTCCTTGTTCAAGGGCTATGCCGTGCTAGAAGACGGTGGACTCGCAACGCCCGAGATTGAAGCAATGCGTGCCATCCTTCGCGCCTGCAAGGTGGTTGTGCCGGATGCCACGGGTACGGGGCTGCTCCGTGTTGAATGGGATTCGTGGCCGTGGCTTGAGAATGAAAGCGGAGAAACCGTGTTCGATCTCAACGACGATGGCAGGCTAACCGATGACGGTGCCACCTACACAATCACCATCACCCGCAAGCGCGAGGAGGAGTGATGCGTAGAGGCTACTTCTTGCGACCGTGGCCGCAGGAGCCAACGGTTGATTGGAGCACGTTCGATGCGGTGTGTGTCCCGTTGGAGTGCTACCGCGATGCGAAGCACTGGATTGCCGATCTGCCGGAGCACTTGGAGATCTACGTTCACATCCCGGCGTGCTACATCGGCATCGGCTACGGCGGCGAACCCTATAACACGCTTCGAGATAACTGCCGGCTCGCACAGACGGACGGCAAGCCAGTGGAGATGTTCAACGCGCACCTGGTCAACATGGGTCTTGATGGCGTACAGGTAGCACGTATCATCGCAGACTTCTTCGGCGTACCACATCCGCGTGTGACGGGTCTGTTTCTCGACTGCGTGTGGGACAAGATCGGCTGGACGAGCGCCGACAACATCCATGACGACGATTGGGCCGAAGGGATGCGCCTGTTTGTGACGGCGCTCCGGTTCCGCATGGGGCGCAACGGTTGGCGCGGCCTGAAGCTCATAGGCAACGGCTGGACGACTATGCTGAACCACCTCGACGGACTCTGCTATGAGAGCTGGCCGAATATCATGGGTAGCTCGGCGCAGGGTACATGGCACGAGGCAATGTACGGCAAGTACGGTGTCGGCAACACACACATGGAGGAGTACCACTTCATTCCACCGGGAACCGGCTATCCCGGTGAGGGCATCGACAGAGAGGACCGCATCAAGACGGCTGCGTTCGCGGCGTTGGTCGAGGCGCACGTTGGTGTGGACACGCTCATCTGGCAGAACAAGGAGGAGTGATGCTGGTCGAAATCGCTTTCGGACTCCTCTGTATCTTCGCCGTCCTCAGACTCGCTGAGGTGTTGGATGCGAGATCGTGGCGGAAGTGGAAGAAGCCTCCCGCGCCACCAGAGGTTCGGCTTCACACGTGGCCGACAACAGACATTTGGAGCGCCCTGACAATCCAAGAAATGGAGCGCAAAAGGCAGCGAAGCTGGGAAGAGTGCTTAGGCACCACCCAGAAACCATGGAGGAACGAGAATGACGAAGAAGATGCAGAACGCCTGTTATGACTGCAAACACCGCCGGGTGCTACTGGGAGACTGCCACAGCCGGTGCGCCCACCCGACACCCGACCTGCTCGGGATCGAGGCGGATGCACACGGTATCGACAGTGGATGGTTCCGCCACCCGGCAAACTTCGATCCGGTATGGCTGAGACACTGCGAAGGGTTCGAGGCGGTAGAACCGCCAATCGTAAAGGTGGGGTAGGGACGTGGGGAAGAAGAGACATCCCGAGGCGGAGCTGTTCCGTATCCGGCGGATGCTGATACCGGCACTACAGGACGATGTTGCCGACACGCTCGGGGTTACACACCGGGAGATCGGGCGTCTTGAGTACGGCGAGACGGTCAAGGATGGCGGCAAGGTGCGCCAGGGCTACAGGAAGTGGCTACGTGCCCGCGAACTCCCGCTAGAGAACTACCTGCTCCGGCTCGACCGCAAAGGCGCACAGGCACAGAAACTCCGGTGGGCGCGGGTTATCCTCAATGACAGCTTGAGGGCGTTCGCGGTGAAGGGCGGACAGCGGGGATCGAAGACCCGCCGGAGCATCTGGTTCTGGAGCGAGTTCGAGAACGGGCGGATTGAGCTTGACAAGCGGCAGGCGAAGATGGTGGCGGCGTATATCGCCACCGCACGTGCCGAGTTGGCAAGGCTTATGCGGAGGGAGGAAGTATGCAAGAGAACTGGCTGATGTGTTCAGGGTGTGGTAGGGTCCAGAGAGAGGATGAACACGTGGCAGGGCCGCTGAAGCCACGGGACGGATGCCACATGTGCATCTACTGCCGCTGGCAGTTCACGCTCGTAGATGGACTGGACGGAATCCAACGGCTCAGGGCCGCCGTCAAAGACGAACAGGAGGGAACATGATTACCCTGATTCTCAAAGGCACGGACGATTCACCGCATGAGTGCGAGCTTGGGATCTACCTCAACGATTTCAATGAGTTCACCAAGTTCACGCTGACCGAGGTTGACGTGGACGCGGTTGTCAAGGGGCTGAACATCCTGGGCGATGCAAGCCCGGACATCGAAGTGAAGATAGAGGTTCTCCACCCATCCAACACAACTACGGCAGCGGCAGAAACGCCGACAGAAGAGACACCCGCCAAGCCGAGCGGCAAAGGAAAACCCAAGTAGTCCTCCCGCCGGGGTGGGGTATGTGGCTGACGCTCCACCCCGGCACTCCCCCACATGGAGACACCATGGCAGAAGCGAAGCACGACGAGAAGCGCCGGTGGCTGCGCCTGAGCGTGCGCGTGAGTCTCGGGATGACGTGTGCGGATTCGACGGTCTCGATCAAGAAAGATGACATCCGCGCTCTGGACGGCGATGTGGACTGCGAAGAAGAAACGTACCGCGAACTGATCGATGCGGCAGTCAATACCGCCACACGAGCCCTTTTCGAGAAGATCAGTAAGATGGACGAGGATGATCTCGAGTTCGACCCCAAGCACATCCGCGAACGGTTGACGAGAGGCAACGGCATAGGATTCCAAGGAGGGAACGGCGAATGAAGCTAGAAGACCTGACAGACTTTCTCCTAGGGCACGAGGATTGGGAATGGGGAGTTGACCCCGACGGTGTTCTCATCACAAACCTGCGCTTCCAGACAAAGACCCATCTCACCTTCAAGGCGGTAGAGGACAACACTCTCGACACCATCCTCGCCGCCTGTGCTCAGGGCCGCGATGTGGACTTTATCACACGGGTCACAGGCTACATGAGTAGGGCCTCACAATGGAACCGGGGGAAGAAAGGTGAATTGAAGGATCGGCACAGAGTAACAGTGTAGTACCCATGGAAGGAGCGTGATTTGCGTGTAGTGAGGCCAGATACTCGCAAAGGCAGGATCTTGGCGATCTTGGCCGATGGCAAGTGGCACCCTGGTGTTTATGCCGTGTTCGGCAATGACTACCACACCCTCTCACAGCGTGTAGGCGAACTCGTCCGCGACCACGGCTACGAGATCGCCACGCGGCCCTATAGGCCGCCCTGCAAGATCTGTTATGCCGTCGGCTGCCCCAAGTGCGACTGGACGGGCCACGAGAAGTCCCGGCAGGTTGAGTACCGCCTCGTTTACCAAGTCTAGCTAAGGAAGGACTTGACAGGAGGTAGGCGGGCGGGTAGGTTGGGCGGTAGTGAGCTTCCCACTCGCTTCACAGCACATCATTGTGGATGACGGGTCAACCCTGAAAGGTTGACCCGTTTTTCTGCCCGTGGCCCTGTCAACCTTTTTTCGTTGACAGAACCCCACTACCCATGTTATAATCCCCACCAAAGCGTAACCGATGGTCCTGTCAAGGATTTAGCGACATGGGATCCCAGCAGGACAAGCTCGCCAAGCTCGACGCGGCGGTATTCCTTGACTGGCTGCTCCGACACTACATCATACCCGAGACCACGGAGCCGTACTCGTTTGTAGGCCATGCGTACCTGATCGACATTGCGAACGAGACAGTGCCAGAAGTATGTGTGCAGAAGTCGGCACAGTGCGGAGAGAGCGAGATTCTGGTTGCCCTGAGCCTCTTTCTCGCGGAACTCGGGTTCAGGATCATCTACGCCTTCCCCGCACAGCAGCAGATGGACAAGTTCTCGCACGCACGGGTACAGCCGGCGATTATGATGTCCGATCACATCCGCAGCGCGGTCTCGGGTGTGACCAACGCCGGTCAGAAGATGATCCGCGACGGGATCGTGTACTTCAACGGTTCCCAGAACTACCGCCAGATCATCTCAGTTGCCGCAGACGGCGTGTTCATTGACGAACTCGACGGGCACAAACAGGAGAACGTACCACGCCTTACCGCACGTTTGGGGCACTCACTACTGAAGTGGCTCCGCATTGTCTCGACGCCGACCTTCACCGAGTACGGCATCAACGAGCACTACATCGAGTCGGACATGCGGGAGTGGCACCTGAAGTGCGAGCATTGCGGCGAATGGCAGCCGCTCGACTGGTGGAAGAACGTAGTCGAGAAGCCGACGGTGATGGTGGTCTGCCGCAAGTGCAGGAAGCCCATGAACCGTCTTGCGATGGGCGAGTGGGTTCCGAGACATCCGGGCCGTTCGGCCCACGGCTACCAAATCAACAAGCTCATGTGCGAACGCACAGACCTTGTTGCGATGAACAAACGGAGCAAGAGCAGACGATTCGAGCAGGCATTCTACAATGACGATCTCGGCCTGCCATACACGCCCGAGGGGAGCAAGATCACCCGTGACGACATCGCCGCAATCGCCAAGCTGCCAGACGCGAAGCCCGAAAAGGGCTGGCACATCACAGCCGGTGTCGATGTCGGTCCCAAGGTCTTCTATGTCCGCATCTCACGCAGAATGCCCAATGGGAGCCGACAAGCTCTCGCGGCTGTCGAGACCGACTCATGGGAGAATCTGGAACGCCTGTTCAACGCCTGGAATGTCCGCGATGCGGTCATTGATGCACAGCCCGAGCAGAGGGCGAGCAAGAAGTTCTGCGAGGACATGGCGAAGGGCCGCCGGCACGTCTGGCGCTGCTACTTCCACGACATCACAGACGAGTACCGCCGCGTACCTTCCGAACACCGTATCCAAGCGAACCGCACGATGGTTTGTGACTCCATGTACAACGCCTACACCAGCGGCGAAGACCTCCTCCTCCCCCGGTCACTTCTCACAGACACCACCTATACGAAACACATGCAGGCACCGACTCGCATTCTCATTGACCCAAACAAGGAGGGCGTCGCTGTTGCCAGAGAAGGTCGTCCCATGCGGGCTGTCTGGCTCAAGACGCATACTGAAGATCACTTCTTCTTCGCGGAGGTCTACGACTGGATGGCTGCCGACATGGCTCAGGGAGCCGCTCGCACCGTCTCAGGGAAGATATGGTAGGGAGGCACAATGGGTGTTCTGCATGAACTCGCACTGAAGCACGGTTCCGACAAGGCCGACCATGGATTCTGTGATTTCTACGATGAGGAATTTGGGAAATACCGTGACAGGTTGGGTTTGATGTTGGAAGTCGGCATCAAAGACGGCGCTTCGCACCACATGTGGCTCGACTACTTCCCGCACGCTAAGGTGGTGGGGATGGATCTTGGTGTTGAAGGTAACAGGAGCTTGTGGCCGACCGACGACAGGTTCCTGTTTTTCATCGGCGACCAAGGCAAACTGTCCGACCTCCGACGCATAGCCAAATCCAAGCGAACCGCACGATGGTTTGTGACTCCATGTACAACGCCGGATCTCGGTGGGTATTTCGATCTCATTGTAGACGATGGTGGGCACACGATGTGGCAGCAACAGTTGACGTTCGCGTTCCTCTGGCCGCACGTGCGTCCGGGCGGCTGGTACGTTATCGAAGACCTGCATACGAGCAACTACCCCGACTACGGGGCGGGGCACGCACCAGAGACGACGCTGGAGATGGTCGAGCGGCTCATCGCGCTCGGGATAGACGCTACGATACACCACGGGTCGGGGGAGTTCATTACCTCGATCATTCGTAAGGCGGGGTGAGCGGTTTGGGGCGTAGCAGAGAAGAAGACATGGTTCTCGCAAACGTAATGGATCTCGTCGATGAACACGAAGAAGAGAGGTTCCGGGATTTCGCGGTTGCGTGGGATCTCTACCTGAACAAACACACCAGGTTCTTCCCGAAGTTCGACGGTGAAGACGACAAGGACTACGCGCACCGCATTGCCAACGAGGCCTACAGCCTGAACTTCCTCCGCCGCGTTGTGGACACGATGACCACCTACCTCTATGGCCGCGACGTGACACGGAAGTGCGAAGACCCCGAGGCCCAAAGGCTCATGGAGAAGCTCTGGAAACGCACGGACATGGCAGTCCACATGCAGGGGATCAAGACCGTAGCCGGCGTGACAGGGACGGGCTATACAATCGCACGCTACAAGCCGTCTGAGTTTCCGGAGGGCGAGGAGATCCCAATTGTCTATGAGACCGTGGACTCCATCTATGTCACCCTCATCTACTACCCGGCGATGCCGACCAAGATCAAAGAGGTTATCATCCACTACGCATACGATGGTAAGTCGGGTGTGGCGGTGGTCGATCAACGCAGGGGCGAACTCAACGAGCCCCACGACTATGTAGAGTGGATCACAGACAGCGAGTGGTTGGTCTGGGTAGACGGGAAGCTCCAGAACGGCACAGACGGCCAGCCAGATACAATGAACTACGCGAGGTACAAGGGCGCGAACCCGGTCGGCAGCGTCAACGCGGTCTTCTCGGTCTACCGGAACTACCAGCTCCCCGTCACGCCCTACGGCATCAGCGACTTCAAGGATGCCGCAGCCGTCAACCTGCTCCTTGACCGGCGCATGTCCGACGAGGGCGCGATCATCGAGTACCACAGTCTGCCCATGCTTGTTGCCTTCGGTTTCTCAATCGACGAGCTTGTGCGCGGGACAAGGCGAACGGTAGAGGTTCCGGGCAGCAAGGACGAGAACGATCTTCGTTATCTGACATGGGACGGGAACATTGAGGCCTCATCCCGGCACTGCGACAAGCTGCTTGTGTTCCTGATGGCACTCTCTAGCCTTCCGGAAATTGCGTTCTTCGCGGAAGGTGCCGGCGACCTGCGGAGCGCCCCCGCCCTTGAGCTTGCGTTCGCGCCGGCTCGGGGAGCGATACTGGCGCAGCAGAAGACGTTTGGCAAGGCAGAGCGCGAGCGGATGCAGGGCGACCTCGAGATCCTGACAAAACTCCACGGTGCAAGGTTTGAGTCCCGAGATGTCGAGATCATCTGGCCGACCAAGTTCCTGCCGGTCGATAGCTTCATTGAATCCGAGGGTATGCGCGTAGACAGGGAACTCGGCCTTAGGAGCTGGGATGACCAGCTTCGGACACTACATCCGCTCTGGACCGACAAGCAGATTGAAGCACATAAAGAAAAGTGCAGAGAAGACCCACTGTTCGGAGCGAACAAAGGGTACTTCGGGGGCAGTGGTGGCTCGGGCGCCGTCTCGGCAGGTGAGAAGAGCCAAGAGCAAGATAAGGTGCAAAGAGAGTTGGCAGACTAGGGTGTACATCAACGCGGGAGCGAATGATGCCAGACGAAATTATCACTGACGGCGGGAGCCAAGGCACAGACCAAGATCCGGCGGGGGCCGGCGCGTCCTTTGACAGGGACAAGCACAACGAAGCGATCCTTGCACTTGAGGCTTCAGGGATGAAGGTTGTGAGTGCGAAGGATGCGGCGAATCTTGACGATTATCGCAGGGTCGCCCTGAGTGTGAAGAACGGAGAACTGAGCAAGAAGCTCAAGAAGTTTGACGCATACGAGAAGGCGGCAGCCGAGAAGGCCACGGCTGACCTGTCCGAGGTCGATAGGCTGACGCTTTCCAACACGACACTGACAACAGACAATACACGACTCACAGGCGAGCTCAGCCAGGCCAGTCTGATGACGGGCCTCCTGACGAAGAACCTTGAGCGGCTTCTGCCGGGTTCGGAAAAGACTGCGGTCTACCCCGACTTCATCAAGCCGGAATACCTTGAGGCTTGGACTGGCGAGGGCGATGTAGATGAGTTCCTCGAGAGCGCGCTGGACGGTATGGAGAAGGCGCAGACGATGATGCTCCGCAAGTACGGGCCACCGAGCGACACACCGGGCAGTCCGGCTGTGAGCTCAAGTGGCGGGCGGCGTACCACGCCTTTCTCCGGGGAATCACCTATGGCGATAGCGGCGAAGTGGCAGCAGGGCGTGAGTCGTAAGACACCCAAATAGGAAAGAGGGTGAAGTAGATGGGTTGGCCGGGCGACGTTGGTGTAGACCTGACTCAGAAGTCTACATGGGGCAGTAATACTGTTCCTGAGATCTGGAGTACGCAGGTTCTCAGGCGCGCTATGGGGCTTGCGTTGTTCCCGCAGTTCATCACCTACTACGAAGAGCTTGGTGGTGGACCGGGCGACACGCTGCACGTCCCGATGTTCACGAACCTCGCGCACCACAGAGGTACGGCTGCGTTGGTTCCGGGAACGAGTATCTACACTGGAACGCAGGAGAGTTCGCGGATGGACATCACCGTTACGGAGTACGGTAACGGCGTTGTCACCGAGGGGATCTACGTTGACCTCTCAGCCGCGAGTATCCCCGCACAGGTGGAAGAGAGCCTCGCACGGGACTTCGTTTACACGATGGACTGGCTTGTCGGCTCGCTCTTCCATACCACACGGCACTGCGCGATCTGCATGAATACGGGGGTCACGGCGTTTCAGGACAAGCCGGCAGGTGACGTGACTACAGACCCGACCGGCACGCTGTCCGGTGACGTACTCGGGACGATCTACGACAAGTTCCAGGGCGACCACGCGGAGCATGTCGTACCGAAGATCGAGATCCCCGGATATGGGATGTACTACGGCCTGATCGCGGGTCCGGCAGTGACACGAGGGCTGAAGAATGATGTCGGTTGGCAGAACCTCCAGCTCTACAACAACAACGGAGACGGCATCTTCAACTCGCGGGTTGGCCTTTTCGAGGATTTCGTGATCTTCGAGACGAACATGGGCCAGGATGCGGGTACGTCGATAGCGTTCGGAGCAGATGCGTTCGCAATGGCGGTCTCAAGTCCGATGGAGCTCTTCTACTACCCCGACTTCGGGCAGGACGCGAACCGCGCCCAAGCATGGAAGTGGAAGACCGTTCTTGGGATGGCGAAGGCCTACGCCGACAGTGGCACTCACGCGATTCGGATATTCACCTAGAAAGGGGGACTGGCAACCATGGGCGGAAACGTATGCCGTGGGATTGCAGCTCCCTCTCTCCACGAACTGACCGGATCGTTCTACGACTACTTCGGAGTGCTGACCGGAGGAATGACGCCGGCGGAGGCGAGCGGCGGGAGCACCGTGCCGACTACGGTTATGCTCGGCTGCTTCCCGACGTTCTCGATGCCACCAATTACCGGCACGCTCACCGGGACTTTGGAGTACGTCAACTTCACAGCGCCCATCCCGTCCAACTGGTCGGGCGACTCCAACTTCCGCATGGTGCTGTGGTTTGCACAGGCGGCAGCGGAGACGACGGGTGAGAAGTATGCCTGGCGGGCGGAGTATGGTTACGTCGCCTTCGGAGATGAAGCGGGCGGAACCTTCCAGACGGTTGATGGCACACTGACGCTCGGGGCCGACGGGACCGTGCAGTATTACGAGCACCAACTCGAGATCGACATCCCCTACCGCAACAGCCACGGTACGGCTGAGGCGGGCGGATGGCTCGGGTTCAAGCTCTACAGGCGGACCCTCGGTACAACCGGAGAGGCGCTCCTGATCGGGGCGCAGATTGGATATTGGGCGGAGCAGGCCGGTGGTACGGTCTCGGGTACGCTCGCGTCCAAGAAGCTCTCGGTTGATCGACCGGCACACTAGCAACGAGGCGGGGGTGGCCGCAATCTGCGGCCACCCCCAGAACAGAGGTGAGAAATGCCTGACGCCTTTTTCCCACATATCTGGCACAAGAAGTTCCTTGAACTGCCGCTTGACTACAGTAACGACCGCACGCCGGGATGTGGTGAGGAGAAACTGACATCTACGGCGTGCCCAGGCACAGTCTTTGCCCTCACCATGCAACCATGGACGGTTATAAAGAAGGCGCGTGTTATGTGGACGGCGCCGGTGCCGACCGACTGGGACGGGACAAGCAACATCGTTCTCCGCCTCACATGGGCGCAGTACCCGACGGGCGACTTCAAGGATGGGACTTTCAACCTACGGTTCCTGTACTGGGTGGCGCAGGATTGGGACAGCCCACACGGGACAAAGAGCACCGCGCTCTCGGCGACAACGGTTATCGGCGACGAGGGTACGACATCTTACTGCATGCACAATGGTACATGGGCGATGGATCTCACAAGTGGGACGTTCGGTACAGTCTCGCCGGGGCACACGCTCTTCATGGAGTTCCAGCAGGCGATCAACGGTGCGCCGGGGCCGCTGGGGACGCTGGCGCTTCTGCGGGCGAGCCTGGAGTACATGGCCCACTACGTTGGACCGACGGCGGTGAAGTACGACACTCAGGACAAGAGGGGATCCTAGGGAGGGAATCGTGCGCGAGCCGATCACGTTTGTAACCTTCGTCTACAACGATGCCGAGCGACTGAGCGAACTACTGCTCACCGTGCGGCAGATAATCGGGGATGGCGGTGAGATCCTTGTGGTTGACCAGTCCTCGACCGACGACACTCGCGCTGTTGCCGAACGACTGGCAGACCACGTTCTCACGCGGAGGCGCAAGGGGTTCCCGGATCCCGACAGGACGTGGGCATACGCGCAGGCACAGAACAAGTGGGTTCTCACGCTCGACGTGGATGAGGTATTCAGCGAGAAGCTGGCGAAGATTCTGCCCCGCCTTGCCGATGATTCGCATGGTGTTGATCTCTACTGGCTCAGGCGCGAGAACTACATCGACGGTACCGACATCTTCCCTATCCTCGGCGACGACTGGCAGCCGCGCCTGTTCAAGAAGGGCGTGCTGCGCTACGGCGACCGGATGCACACCCACCCGGAGATCGGATCACCGAAGCAGATGTGGGTCACTACCGGCGCTATCGTTCACGAGCGGACACTGGCCGGCGTCGAGAACGCATCGAAGAACCGTGCGCTTCAGAACGATCCACAGATGCGACAGCTTGAGGAGAACTTCGCCAAGCGGGTGAAGAGTCTTCTAGGCGTTGGACGTGAATATGGGGTTGATATGACAAGGCTCGATCCAAACGCGGGAACTGAGACCTATCCTGACATCCTGCCTGAGGGGGCGAACGATGCGGAAGGGTGCTAAGAAGATCCTGATTGTACGGTACGGCGGGATCGGCGACAGCGTGATTATGAACATCAACGCACGCGAGCTGAAGAAGAAGTACAAGCACTGCCGCATCCACTTCGCCGTGCGCTCGGAGATTGCGGACCTGTTCGTGAAGGACAAGACGTTCGACAAGATCCTGCCAGTGAAGCGGTTTCCACCGACGAACATAGACTGCATCCAGCGCGACAATGGGTGGGTGTCACTAGAGAGCATCAAGGGCAACTACGATCTCGTGTTCGATCTCAAGTTCTCGATTGAGCGCAACAGCCCCGAGCTGTGGATGCACCTCGCGCCCACCGACGGCCCATGGCGCGAGTCCATGAGTTCCAACTACACGCACTGGGTTGACATGGCGCTGGGGTGGTGTCATATCGACCCCACCACGGTAGAGGACAAGGTGCCGGGGTTCGTGCTGACAGACGAAGAGCGGGAATGGGCGAAGGAGCGCATAGCGAAGAAGCCGGGCGAGCGGGTTGTGGGGATACACCTCCACGCATCCAGCCTTGCACGCACTTGGTATCGTGAGACCGAACTGCCCGACAGACTCCGGGTGCTCGATCCGAACATCAAGGTGCTCTTCTTTGACGATAGCCGGAAGCATTGGATCATCACCGACAAGGTGGGGAGGAAGGATGTTGATACTTCCGGGGAGCATGGGTTACGTGAATCCGCCGCCCTGGTATCACACATGGACATCCTCATCAGTGCCGACAGCGGGTACTCGCACATCGCCGCAGCTTTGGGTACGCCGACACTCACCATCTACACCACTGTTCCGGGGTGGACACGAGAGAGAGACTATCCCAACTCGCACGCTATTCAATCGAAGCTGCCATGCTCACCGTGCTTCACCCTGGGTGGTTGGTGTGGCCTGTCAGAGAAGCGGGCGATCAACCAACTCTCCGCACGCGAGAAGCAGATTGCGGAACTAGAGCGGGAGAAGGTTCCGATTCAAGATGCTGCACGGCGACTCAAGACACAGCCAGGCGCGCTCCTCGCAGAGTCACAGGCACTGAAACAGAAAAGGCACGGCCTCTGTGCCGTCGAGCCGGACTGTATGAAGGAGATCAGCCCAGAGATGATAGCGGAGAAAGCAAAGGAGATCCTCGATGTGGAAGCCTGATGTCTCTGTAGTCGTGGTCACTGGTCTAGCGCTCGATGCACTCAAGCTCTGCGTTGCGACCCTGAAGGCTACAACGGTCGGCTCGCTTGAGATCGTACTGGTGTTGTGCAACGCGACCAACGATGTGAAGAAGTGGGCCTACCAACAGAAGCACGGGAGCCCGACTACCGAGAACCCTGTGGTGGTGTCGGTCTACAACCCGCGAGGGCAGCTCGACGTGTACGGGAGCTACAACTACGGTGTCGAGAGGGCCACGGGAGACGTGGTGTGCCTTGTCAACGACGATATGGTCTTCGCGCCCGACTGGGACACCGTCGCACGGAAGAAGTTGGAAGAAGGGATCATCATGACGGGCGTTGTGGTTGAACCCGGTTTCGTCAGTGTTTCGGAGCTGAATATCGCTTACAACTTTGGCATGGATCCCTCGCACTTCAAGGAGTCTGAGTTCCGTGAGATGGCGCAGAAGCACCGCAAGCCGGAGGTCACGTTTGACACCCGTGGTTGGTACATGCCCGCAATGTTCTTCGCCAAGGATTTCCTCGCACTCGGCGGCTACAACACGGCGAGGCCGTTCCCGCACCACAACGATGTCGATTTCTTCCGCCAGTGGACGGCGGCGGGCAACACCACCGCACGGTGCAACGATATGCTCTGCTACCACTTCCAACGGTACTCACAGCGCCCGGCCAAGAAGCTCTACTGGGGGCATGAGCCCCGCGATGGTTGGGTCAACGCGCTCGACAACGACTCCTCTGATGTCACAACGGACTGGCTCTCGGGCGACTACGAGCAGTACGGGAGCATCCTCTGCGACGGCGTGTTTGACGAGTACGATCCAGCCTCATTGGAGGAGATTCTTCAGAGTCTCTACAATCTCCTCACGCCGGGCGGGGTGTTGGTGGTCGAGTTCGACAACATCCTCTCCAAGATGCTCGCGTTCAAGCGGGCGAATGACGAAGAGCGTTATGGCCCCGATGGACTCATTGTGGCACTGATAGGGACGGCGGAGCGGCCCCTTTATGGTGGCTACACGCCGGAGTTCCTGTTGGGCGCCGTCAAGATAGCAGGATTCATGGATGTCAAGGTGCAGCGCGGGCATGGCAAGGAACACGCAATCACGGCCATGAGGCCGGTGGAGGATGGCGATGCAAGTCCCGGTAGTGATTCCTAGGTACGGTGAGTGTGAGGTCTACGAAGAGGTTGTAGCCGCCCTCAAGGAACAGGACGTGCTGCTACGTAGCGTCGTGGATGAGACTGGGGATGGTTTCACCAAGACCGTCAACCGGGGATTGCGGGAAGTCCTTCTTGAGTGTGGAACACTGACCGACTCTCCTTATGTCTGGGTGCTGAACCAAGACGCGGTCCCGCTCCCTGGCGCTATTGAGGCCCTGACGAAGTGGATGGATGAACACCCCAAGTGTGGGATCGCGGCAAGCATGCAGATCCACCCGGACGATGGGGACATGATAACCTTCGGCGGCAGCGGCCCTGTGATGCCGGGCGTTCACTACACAGGGCACATCTCCGAAGGCGATCACTTGGAACCGAAGCAGATGGGTTGGGCAAACGGGGCCGCGATGATGCTGAGGCTTGACATGCTCCGGGAGATAGGGCTGCTCGACGAGAACATGTTGATGCTCTCGTCTGATGCGGACATCTCGTTCAGAGCGCGACTCGCCGGCTGGGACATCTGGTACGTACCTGACTCCCGAGTGCGGCACACGCTCAGTTTCTCATCCAACCCTCCGGACTCGAAGAAGTGGCTAGCGGGGCAGGACCAACAGGCGTTCATGGAGAAGTGGACCGGACCGACCTTCAAGAATCTCGCAATGGAGGTGTACGACTAGGTGATTGCGACCTACGCGACATTCGTGGATTTCTCGACACCTTCCGACTGGACGCTCACGGGTGAGGCAGAGGCGGGCGGCGGTTCGCTCACCATGACCCAACCATGGCACAACGCCTATTGGAACGCGGCCAACTGGGGTGAGACTCCGCCGTTCTCGAACAACGGGAACGACCATGCGATTCTCGAGGTGGGCACAACCTACATCCATAGTCTAGGGGGCGCGCCGCGAGAGTTGGGCAACTTCCAAGTGAACCTCTCCTTTTCATGGCCCGGCATCGCACCCGCCCTAGGAACGTGGTTTGTTGTGAGTCGCAACGAGGTTGCCGTTGATGGCGGCAGTTGGGCTGTCCAGAATGGGTGGAAGGGTGCGAGTAGCTACCGCGAGTGGCTCGTAGATGTTAGCGACCTCCGGCGCGTTGCCGATACGGGGCTGCAACTGACAGAGGGGGCATTCTACGACTACCAGACTCAATGCTACGGTACGACGTGGAATGTTGTACTTGGCGGCGAGGTCCATTGGAAAGCGCGGTCAATGACGGCGCTCGACGTTAGTTATCTGAAGATCCATGGTAGTAACTGTAACGGCACACAGCTACTCTGTGGCGCAGGTGTGGACGGCCAGAGTTGGCCCATTGTCTCGACGCATGCTATCGGCGCCGCAGAACTCAAGACGGCCTCAGGGTGGGTGACGCCGACGGACACGGTGGACATCCTACGGGTTGTGCCCCGCGATAATCCACATGGCATTGGCAGCGGTGTGGAGCAGTTCTGTGACATCGCGTACCAGTACAAGTACGGCGCAGGCGCATGGACAGATCTACCGGACAACGGGGATGTCTCTGGCATATCGCCGGTTGCAGACGCGAAGTTGCTTGTGCGTGTGGACAATGGAGCCGGAACCGGCATGGACAACTACCGCGATATGCGTCTTGCACCAGAAGTCTTCGGGTTTGAGATTATCCACACGCAGACGATTGACCTTGGCGGCGGGGGCGGGCATATCGAGAGACGGAATGTTGGTATGATTGGGGGTCGAGAGTAGTGCAGACGCTCTATCCGAGTGGATCGGTATCCTTCGACATGCAGTACAAGGACGACGCGGGCGTGCTCGCCTACATCGGCCTCGATCAGAGCTTCGTGGTCCTCATGGATGGGCAGGGTGCGGTGCAGGGCACACTCTCAGGCTCATCTACACCAGCCATAGCCAACGTCTCAGGCACAGTGGGTGCGTATGAGGTCCAGCAACACCCCCTTGGGGGAACGTGTGGCACAGGGGCGCTATCGGCGCGTTGGTACTGTCTCGGATCGAGTGGCGGCACAATCTCGCCGTTCCCGTTCATCGAGCAGATTGCCAATATCGCAATCGCACCGTCGGCGGGCTACTGTACCCTTTCGGATCTCGAGCAGTACGGGCTCTCCGGCGCGGCGAACTACTACGATACAGACGACGAAGGGAACGGGATTATTGAGCAGGGCTTCAACTTCATCAATTCGCGTCTTCAGGCGCTCCTGCCGGACGTGTCCGTACCTGTGGCAACGAACTCCGCCGGTGTCTATGACGAGTTCCTGATAGCGTGCAACGCCTACTTCGCCAACTACTACCTCGCGCAGAACCGACACCGGGGCGAACACTTTGAGATGCCGGACTGGATCACCGACTTCCGGGCCGCTGGTGAGGGACTACTCGATGCCATCGGCAGCCGTAACCTCGTATTCGAGGAGCAGACAAACAAAGTTGAATCGGGTATCGGGCCTGCGGTCGCGGGTACGAACAACCAGGGTGCGGGACTCTTCCACTCTGACCGCTACGGCTACGTGAGTCTCTATTCCGGCGCGGACTACGAGAAGACCTATGTTGTGAAGATCGACTCTGAAGGTGCCACAAGAGACCTTGACGACTCGACCTTCAAGTGGTCGAGCGACAACGGGGTCAACTGGTCCTACACGGGCATCTCGTGCGACACCGGGTGGATGCTTCTCGAGGACGGGGTGCATGTCCGATTTGAGCGGGTGGGTGGGCTTACGAACCAAGTCTACGCTGACGACATCTGGGTTTTTACCTGTGTACCGCTGAGGAAGACCATCGCGGGTCAGCCGAACGCGGCACGATCACCAAGGATGCGACGTGGCTAAGTTCACTATGCAAATAACACAGGATGAGATCACACCTATGCTCACGGCACTGGAACGTGCACTCAAGGATCCCTCGCCCCTCATAGACGAGCTCGGATGGATGGGACACAAGCATGTCAACTCCCGCATCCAGAACAAGGGCTACTCGCGGGAGTACGCTGGGCGTGGCGGGCAGAAGCGGTTTGAGAAGGTCCATGATGTGACGAAGCGTATCCGTGAGATGCGCGGCCACCCCAAGAACAATCCGCCGTGGAACGAGACCGGCGACGCCCTTAGTGGGATAGTGACACTGAAACACACGAAGCGCGAGGTTGAGATCGGCTGGCCGTTCGGCAAGTATAAGAACGACTACCCGTACCGTGTAGCCGGCGGCGTGCCCCGCACGTCGGGCATGATACCGGGCAAGACGATTGAACCCCGTGAGGTTCTGTACGTCACAAAGGGCTTTATCAAGCTCGCTGTGAAGGCGGCCTGGCGTTGGTGGTTGGGTTCGGCTGGGATCAAGGTAGAGTAGGGAGATCACATGGCACTTACATCGCCAGACACAGTAACGGGCGCGCTCTTGTCGGAACTGCAAGACGCGGCACTACTGTCCTACGTTACCGACGAGGACATCGTGGAGCGGTTCAAGTGGAGCGATGCGCCTGGACCGTACAAGATGTACGCCATCACGGTCTCGCTCAAAGAGCCACCACTACCGGAGAACCGGATAGGAGGGTGGGTCGAGCAGACGTTCCAATACAATATCGTCCTCTGGCTGAAGTTCGCCGGTGCGGTTCAGGGTGAACTGGCAGGGGGGTACAAGGGCAACAAGGGACTGAACGCATTTATGGGCGACGTGATTGCGACGCTCATACAGTCGAACCTTGGCGGGGTGCTGAGGACGGCTACTACGCCCGTACAGGGCGGGGAGATCCTTACCGCGACAGATGGACAGGTCATCGCGGGATCGGCTACCCTCGTCTATGAGGCGAAGACGAAGGACACCCTAACCTAAGGAGAGTGATCGAAGTGGCAGTAGGCTGGGAATCCTGGTTTCGAGTGCGGGCACAGACGGGCGGCTGGGGTAACTATGGTTTCACAGACGCCTATGTCCTGTATCTCGACAGCGAGTCAATGGGGATCGGGCAGGAGATCAAAGAGAATACGGCCAAGATTGTGCATGGTCGCAGTGTAGTCAAACAGGCGAGATCGTTCCAGGGCCGTACACCGGGCGGGCAGTTCACGTTCCAACCAAGGAGTGACGATTGCCTTGGCCTTCTCTGCTCGGTGATGCAGGTCTACCGCTCAACGGTGGATGGCACGTTTGTCTTCAACCCCCTCGCGGGTCAGCCTGACTGGAGCGGCGCGAACGTCACGGGTGGAGCACCATTCACCCCCAGTGCCAACGCGGGTACGGGTACTTACGGCGACACCACCAACGATGTCCTCGCACTGACTATCGAACAGAAGCTCGGTGAGAACATCACGGGGGACAACGGACGCCGGTGGTGCGATTGTGTTGTGAGTCAACTAGAGGTCAACTTCGCGGCGGGTGAGGAGATTACCTTCACCCCAACAATCGTAGCCGGCTCATTTGCGCTGACGGACTTCGTGTCAAGCGAGGATCCGGGTGGCAACTCCAGCAGGTACTCGGCGCTCGATGCGTTCCAATATTATCATGGGACGATACACGTCGGGACGGCGGACTACGATGTCACGAGCTGCAAGCTGACGATCAACAACAACCTCAATCCTCGCAGTGTTATCGGCAAGCAGAACCCGTCGAAGTTTATCTTCGGACGGCAGGAAGTCACAGGCGAGTTCGAGACCGAGTATGACCACCACCGCTTCATGCAGCACTTCCTGTCAGAGGAAGATGTTTCTATCGAGCTGTGGGGCATGAACAACGCCGAGGCGGACTACATCAAGTTCGATCTGCAACTCGTAAAGTACAACGAGCCGACCCTGAACGTGAGCGATGGCGAGTCTGTTATCTCGCACACGATCCCGTTCAAGGCGTTTGCAGACACGGACAATCCGACTCGCTCGCCGCTGGAGATCGAGGTGGTTACGACAGGTGCCAATCTCGGTGGCACGACATTCTTCCCTGATGCGTAGGAGGGTACGCAAGTGAAGCTCATATCCAAGGAAGTCCAGGAGTTCACCCCACCATCTGAGGATGGCGAGGATCGTCCGGTGGTCTTCGGGATCGTCAAGATCTCGAAGCCACAGATGGATCACCTCACCGCATCTCTCGGCACCAGAAAGAAGAAGGGCTGGGAGCAGATGCAGACGGAGCTGATGCAGCGCAAGCTCTGGCAGAAGTGCGTGAAGTGGGTGAAGGACGCCTACGATCCCGACAAGGGCGAGTACATCCCGCTTGTTGACGAGCGCAAGGCACTCGACGAACTCTACGAATGCCTGCCAAGTGGCGTGGGTACAGAACTCATGGCGGAGCTTCAGGGGATTTCCTCACTCGACGAGGATGAGGAAAAAAACTCAGGATCGGAGTCTGGTTCTTCTCACGACGAGACTCCGACGCCAAGTTCAAGCAACAGTGGGGAAGCTGCAAGCGATGCAGAAAGCACAACCGAGTAGACGCGCCTGGACGTGCGTGTCTTTGGGAGCGCGACCCTGACGCCCTTGGTATCACAGCACGGCACGGGGCTGAGTTCGATACCGTAGCCGACATCTACGCAGAGCTGACCGAGGGGCAGGAAGAAGCTGAAGAGCGCGGTAAGGATTTCGACCTTGAGAAGAACCTCCGTCAAGTGTTCGGAATCTGCCCCATGAGTTTCATCACCGACGAGACGGTCTACCTCCTTTCGACCGTCGGCATCTTTCTCGGTGAACATGGGATAACATCGTTCCCGTACCCCTCAGACGGGATCGAGAACTCCGCGCTCTTCTTCCAAGTAGCGGCCATTATTATGTCCGAGCGTGCGGCGTTTGCGAAGGATATGATGGATAAGAAGAAGGCTGAGAAGTGAAGGTGGTGAGCGGGTGTGGCGGGTGACTCTGTAACCAAGATGCTGACCCTCGTTATGAGGGTGCAGGACGACGCATCAGCGCAACTCACACGGATCCAGAAGGTCACAAAGATGTTCGGTGGCACGGTCCACAGGGCCACCGGCCAGCTCCAGCGCTTTACTCACCGCTTCATGCAGGTCGCCCGTGCGCTTGTGTCGTTTCTCATCATGCGGACAGTGACCGTCCAGTTCGTCAAGTTCTTCAAGGAACTCCTGCGTGGCAACGAGATCCTTGAACGTGCCACTATGTCCATCTCACGCCTCGTTGGCAGCCTTGGTGTAGCACAGCGGAAGATCGACTACATCCGCGCTACCGCCATGAAGGCGCCGTTCGATTTCGAGTCCATCCTGAAAGCGTCCGTCCTACTCACAGCCTATGGCAAGGACATCCAGAAGTTCCTGCCGCGCCTGCTCGACTGGGCTGCCGGTATGAACAAGACCTCCGGTGAACTTGAGGGCTACGCCGCCGCGATGGGCAAGATCCTCGCGCAGTCGCCGCACGTGAACAGACTGCTCCAGGCTCGCGGTATCGACCTTGCAACGTGGCGGCAGGCGCTCGCTGAAGTGAATCAGGAGCTACCGAAGGCCGCACGGTTTGAGCAGGCTCTCATGATCGTGACCCAGCGGTTTGAGGGGCAGGCGGCTACGCTTGCGAAGACTCTCTACGGCCTCAAGACCAACATCCATGATGTCTGGGTGGAGATGCAGCGCGAGGTTGGCCTGTCGATGTTCATCCAAGTCAAGGCTGCACTCACGGGGCTATATGGCGAGATGCGGAACGTTGTGGACAACCAGCGCGAGGTACTGTGGGACATCGGCGACGCTATTGGTTCATGGGTGGGTCGCTTGATTATGTTCATCAAAGAACTGCCCCGGCTTGCCACCCCCCTCAAGGTCATCATGGAGATCGTGAGAGTTATCGCAATAGTCCTTCTTGGTAGGTCGCTTATCGCCAGCCTCATGACTGCCGTGCAATGGGTACAGACACTTATCGTGAGCTTCACCGCCGCCTCGTTGGCTGCTGGCGGGATCGCGGCTGCCGTGGGTCTGATCGCTATCGGGCTGGTAAAGGCGAAGATGAAGGCCCTCGCACTGAAGCAGGAGTTTGAGCGGTGGGAGGCTTTCATTGAGATGATGAAGGAGTTTTCCGAGCGCGAGGAAAAGATATTCGAGAGGCAAGAACTGCATTTTGCCACCAAGCAGATCGAGGCCCTTGGTGAGGCTATACACACACTTCGGCAGGATCTCCCAGTGGGCAACCCCGGTGCAGCAGCCCAAGTGGTTGACTCTCTCAAGTCTGTTCTGGGGTTGGCGGTGAGTGCGGCGGACTTCTTTGGTGATGAGGAGAGTACCTTGCTCTTGCTTCACCTCATGGACGAAATGGAGAAGAACGAAAAGTATTGGAGCCGGTTCGGGCTAATGGCCCCTGGGGCGCGAGAAGGGTTGGCCGATTTCAGGAGCGTCCTTGCCGACCTGCTAGAAGACCTTCATATAACCGCGTCTGGAACCGTCGCTTTGGCTAAGGCGATCGCTGATGCAGCGGAGGCCTCAGACCTTCTCGAGCGGAAGGAAACCGATGCACTTGCGGCTATCAACGTGGGACTAGAAATGTGGCAGTTGAACATGGGCGGTGTGGCGGGGTATGAACATGCCACGCTCGGGTTTGTGCAACAGCTCATCGACGAGAACCGCCAGTACATTCTGTCGATCAAGGGACGGCTTGAGCTGATGCGGACAGAGCAAGGCATTGCCGAAGACCTCCTGAAGACCGAGAAGGAAGGGGCGAAGGCCGCGCACGAGAGGTTTGCGGGTATGACCGCGATGCTAGACCAACAGCGAGCGGTCGCGGAGGCGAAGCACGGGCTTGGCGGCGCGCCGGAAGACCTGATGGCTGTGTACCAGCAGCAACTCGACGCCGTGAAGCAGATGATGATGGTGCCAGGGTTCGCACCCGAGGACATGGATGCGCTGCTCCTGCGGATGTACGAACTGCTGGCGGTCATTCAAGACCTGAACGACGAAATGAAAGACATGAACGACGCCTCCGCGTTCGAGCAATACTCTGCGGTGGTAGAGCAGAAGATCCAGATGTGGCAGTCGGCGCTCAGGCCGGTGTCGAATGCGCTGGCGAATATGGTGCTGGATGTGAAGAACATCGGGAAGTACGCGGCGCAAGCGTTCAAGGAGATGATCTCTTGGGCCATCCGGCTCGCGTTCCAGTATCTTATCCTTGCGATTCTGAGGATGATCTGGGATCCCACGGCTTCGATGAAGGGTGGGAAGGTCGTGCTGAGTAGCTTCGGCCCTGGCGCGTGGTCTGGCCCGAAGCAGGGTGTCAAGGCAGCCGATGGGTTCCGGGGTATGGTGAATCAGCCGACGATGTTCCTTGCCGGCGAAGAGGGGCCGGAGCATGTCAACATCACGCCACTGGGCGGCGGCAAGCGCGGGGGTGGCGGGGGCGGCATCAACATCTACGGTGATGTCTACGGCTATGACGACTTCGTGGATAAGGTGCAGTCCGCACAAGGGGACATCGCACTTGCGACGGGGGGTGAGGGCTAGTGGCTTACGATTGGTCCTACTATCAAGTGGATCAGATGCACTTTGTTCGCCTTGATGGTTTGGGTGGAACGGCCAATGGCACGTTCGTGGTTGGGTATGAAATGGCACCCTCGTATCCCTATGAAGTCGAATACATGGAGAAGGCCAACTACCTGCGTGGGCTGACGGGAACGCTCTCGAAGTTTCTGTGGTGGGGTGGCAAACGGAGGTGGATGTTGAAGTTTGAGAGCATAAACGTGGACACGGTACACCTGTTTGGTTCCCATTTCTTCAGTGAGCGCGCAGACGAGAGCTTTGGATTTTTCCCAACGGAAGGTGGCCCGATGCCTCGTCCCTGGTTTATCTGCAAGCTAACCGAACCGTGGCGGGTCAAGCTCTCCGACTACGGCCTCTGGAACATGACAGTGACCTTCGAGGAGGTCTAGCGTGGCGTTTGGTCAGACATCGGGTACGATGGAGTTCCTCTTCTACTGGAATAACGTCCCCACTGGTTGGGAGATCAACAAACTGCCGAACTACAACGCGCAGCTCCGGCACTGGCGCACGTCTCTCACCCAGCGCCGGTTGAACCTCTCCTTCGTTGATCCCGACGGTGACATCTATGGCTCGCTCCACGACAGCGGGACCGCACTCGACAGCGCCATGATGCTCACTGGCCGACTGACAGGCGAGTCCTACATGGCTGTCGCACGCATGAGCTGTATGCACTACGAGTACGACGCCGGCATCACAAGCATCCGCATGGGTGACTCCCTTGAACGGCTCAGGAGTGCGCGGTTTCAGCACACGTGGCGAGCGGTTCTCACTGGTTCATGGACGGCAGATAGTGGGGATACCCGTGTGTGGGTGACAGCCGTGCGGGGCAAAGAAGTCTACTTCACCCCCGAGATTTCACTGGACAACACGGGGTCCGTAGCCTTCTTCTACCACCGCGACATGGAAGGTGATCTCGATGGTGTGATCCCGTGTAGGGCTAAGTCAGTAGTGGGGTTTGGTACGGAGGCTTTCAAGGGGGTACATATCCCATCGGACGCATACGCCAGGGTATACTACAAGACCCCTTCTGTTGTTGCGGCCTTCCCACACGTGCCGGGAACCAACACTGCAACCTCTGTCCTTCTGACCGAACCGCCGGTGAATTGTGGGAGCGCTTGGGCTTTCTGTGTTGCTCAGCCTTCACGGTACACCGGCAATCCCATGTCTCTTCTTCACACCTTCCTCACGGCGACCTGTTGCGATCTTGGTTGGACGGAGGGCGCGGAGTTCGACTATGTTGGTGCAGCCGCGTGGAACGAGGATCCGTGCGCGCACGTGGAAATCGAGATTGACATAGAGGCTGACCAACTCGGAAATACGAGTCTGCTTTCCGTTCTTGGGAAGGTTCTTGAGGCTGGGAACATTGACATGTTTTCTAACCGTGCCGGCTATGTCTGGGTTTCACCCTACAGACCGCGCTATCTCACAGACGCGCCCGACGGCACGATAGCATCGGACGTAGCCGCGCTGAAACCACTAGCGTTCAGTACCGACATCTCAGACGTTGTGAACAAATACGAGATCAAGTATGGAGCGGACTTGGATGCGGATGTTATCGTTACCGTCCCGGAGCTGTGGACAGGTAGCGTTGGCAGTACGCACTCGCGCACGATCAGGAACTCCTACCTGCGTCATGCGGACGATGCGTCTTGCATGGGCTACCGCAGGCTCAGGCGTGAGTACAGGGGTGTGGAGCACGTCACCGTTGAGAGCCTGCCCTTGGTGGCGACCGTTGGACTATCTGACATCGAGCGGCTCAAAACCGATTTCCGGTCCTACGACAACACGCTCTGGGAGTGCGTCGGGATACGTGACAACTGGGGGAAGCCGTCGATCACAATCCGCCTGGCTGATGCGACCACCTACTACGACCAACAAGGTTGGGGTGAGTGGGAAAATAGCACGGGTGACAACAACGTCGTCTCCGGCACGAGCGTGTGCGGCTGGTCAAACGGCACAGCGGGTGTGAGTGATGGCACGGTGAACAACATTGACGAAGACAGGTACGGCTCAGTGTTCAGGTGGTGGTAGCGATGGCATCGACCGACGTGGTAGTAGCAAGCGCGGGGTTGCACCTAGAGGGGATGAAGCCGGTTCCTGGTGAACCTATGTGTACCGGCTGGGCGAAGCGGCTGGTGGAGACATTCGGCCACATCTGGTATCGCCATCGCACCGTCATCGCGGCACCCGGTGAGGCGTATACGATTGATTGCCCGTTTAGCATAGATTGGGGGATTCGCTACGAAATCTACGTCCGCTATATGGACATCTGGAAGACTGTGAAACTGCATTACTTCGGCACGTTTTGGGACGGCCATCTACAGGTGCGCCTGAGGGTGATCTTGAATGGCACGGACTACACAAATACGGGCTACCACACGTCGAGCGAAAGCGGGACAATTTCGGTAGACATCAACCACGCTCCCGCCGACAACCCCCAAGAGAAGTGCTATGTCCTTGTCGAAACGAAATGGTCTGGCAGCTTGGGATATGCGGTGTTGTCCCAGATGGTTATTCATGCGAACTCGGAGTAGCAGATGCGCGACATCCTCATTGCGACACACATAGCAGACGCATGGGGCACGGCGGACATGAAGCCCGACGACTCACGGGAAGGGCAGAGTTCGTGGGGCAATAAGGTCACTGACAATCTCGCATATCTCTATTGGCAGATGTTGCAAGACAAATGGGTGATTGAGGCCGGCGCGTACCAGTACAACATCCCCGACGACTGGGGCTTGGTGGGCGCGTGGTATGTCTACTACAACGGTGTCGCATCCATGTTGTTCAGCTACATGCGGGTCACGTCGGGAGCAGAGGCGCACTTGGCGCTGACCCTGGGCGACGTTGCTATCGGGACCACATATCTCGATGGTGGCGGCAGTACCCAGTGGCCTGAATCATATCTGTCTGTCTCACCCGACATACCCGCAGGCGAGTACCGGCTCAAGCTCTATGCGAAAGTCCTGAACGGCGGGGATCCGAAGGTCAGCCGTGTCACCATCTCCACTCTCCCAACGGGGGTTTGATATGCCCGACACCATCGTACCCGTATCGGGGCACATCGCAACCACCAACATGCACATCGGTGCACAACTCCCGACGTGCGAGTGGGCGCGGAAGGTGGCTGATGGGCAAGGGAAGATCCTCGCCAACTACTCACAGATGATCTTCACGCACGGCGACAACTTCGAGCACAGCTATCCTGGCGGGAACTACTGGTCTGAACTGGCAAACCACAAGTGTATGTTGCCGCACCTTGCAACTCACTTCGCTGTTTCATTCGCTGCTGCCGTCAAGAGTGGAGCGTTCAACCCATTGACCGCTGGGAATGACTGGGAGGCCGCTGCCGCTCTGCTATACAATGCTACAGGTGAAACCTTCTGGGTGGGAACAGCGGACTTCACCATGGACACGTCTGACCGCTTCGCTGGGACGCGGGTGCGTTTTATGATAGACGCCTTGGCGGAGGGTGTTCTCACGAGTGGGCACATGGACGAAGTCTGGCGGATAGAGATTTACCTCAAGGCGCCCTACACACCCGGCTACACTGTCAAGATGCACACATGGGCACATGCGTTCTACGGAGCATATTTACCACTCAAGTAGGAGGTCTTCTTGGTTGAGCCACGTCCGAAACGTCGTCTGAGCCGGTGGGTAAACGGCAACATGGCAGAACTTCTGCTCGGTTTGGTTGTAGTGATGCTGAGTCTGGTCGCCTACTTGGACGCACATACTTGGATGCTCGCCCGGCGCGTTGCAGATGTCGAGGCGGAAAGCAAGTCCTCTGCCGCCGCCATCGTAAGGATCGAGAAGACTACAGACATGATACTCTCAACCCTCTTGAATGGGCAGGGTGATTCTGATGAGTGACAAGGACGTTTTCCTTTGGGTGATAAAGTCCTACCTCGGCACGTTCTACAGGTGGGGTGGTGATGATCCGTCCGCGTTCGACTGCTCCGGTTTGGTGTTGGAAGGGTTGCAGTCGGTGGGGAAGGTTGCGTCGAATGTGGACATGACAGCGGCTACCATGTGGGAGCGGTTCAAGGCGTTTTCTGTCCCCTCCCCCCGAGCCGGCGCACTCGTCTTCTACTGCAACAGCCACGGCAAGGTGATCCACATCGAGGTCTGCATCACAAAGAGCCTCGCTATCGGCGAAAGTGGTGGTGGCCGCCGCGTCAAGACGGAGGCGGACGCTATCGCGTTCAATGCGTTTGTGAAGGTGCGGCCTATCTACGGCAGGCCGGGGTCGAGCGACATCAAGGGGTTCGTTGACCTCTTCGACCATCCCGACATCATTGCGCGAGTTGGTGATCCGGCATGAAGGGCAGGTTCCTAACACCGCTCCGGGTCCAACATATCGACGGGCGGTTCTGGTGCCTGACCGACAAACAGGACTACCGTATCAGCGACAAGAACGGTGGCGGTATCTCCAGTGCCCCCGCCGGGTTCATCACCGACTTCGCCAGCATCCCATGGATTGCACGGCCACTCATAGGCAGCCCATCTGGCCCGTATGCACCGGCAGCCGTCAACCACGATCTGAACTATGCAGAGAACGCCGGCGAGCTGGATGAGGATTACGAGAAGCGGTCGCGCCGGCAGTGTGACCAGATATTCCTTGAGGGTATGCAGGTGCTTGGTGTTGGGTGGTGGAAACGAAGCGCGATGTACTCTGCCGTGCGTGTTGGTGGTTGGAAGGGGTGGGGCAAGAACCGTAAGGGGTACAAGCCGTGAAAACAGCCGACCTCCACTTCCCGACGCGTATCCCGATCGGCGGCGTGATCTACACACTCGAACTCCACGAACAGCTCATTGAGGATTACGAGCTTGTTGATGGGCGGTGCCTGTTCGATGAGAAGAAGATCCTACTTCTAACCGAGTACGCCACAGAGGAGATCGCACGACAGTTGTTCAGACACGAGACGAATGAGGCGATTGTCAGGCAGTACGTTGTTGACCTCTCCCACAACGATCTCGAGCGCATGTCGCAAGGCCAGGCGCAGGTCGATCTCGCCGTAGAGGCGGTACGATCAAAGAAAGAGCTTGACAGGAAAGATGACCCCGTGTAGATTTGTTAGGCATGGGGCGCTGTCACGCCATATAGAATCCAGAAATACCCCACGGCAAGTAGCGCCTGCGCGACTCCAATAGCGAGTTGTCCGGGCTAGACAGCGCCCCGTGGGGTCTTCTCTTTGGGGGTATGGTATGCGTAGCGAAGACGGGCTTGTGGAGCCACAGATAGAGCCGCCAAGCGAGGGGCCTCCCATCTGCGAGGAGTGTGGTGAGGAGTTCTCGGAGAAGGATGGTGTGACCTGTGCTGGTGATAGCTGCTTCCGGTGCTTCGATTGTCTCGGGGCGATGCTCGACGGGTTTGAGAACGGAGACCTGATAGAGTTCGACCCTCGTGACCACATTATCGGAGTCAGGCACTACTGGCGCAAGGGGCACGTTGAACGTCCCCACGCTTGGTGTGGTAAGCACGTGGAGCCGGCGGTCTGGCTGTGGGAAGACAAGAAGGGTTCGCGCTGTATGTACGTCACGAAGGTTAGACATCGAAAGTGAGGGTGTGATGGCGGAGGGCACGAAGGCGACCACAAAGAAGCCGGCGGGGAAGAAGACTCCGAAGAAGAAGCCAAATGTGAAGCCTGACACGGTGGAGCTTCTTCCGCCCGTCGAGGTGAGCGTGAACAGCGACACCATCGCTATCGGCACCATCTATGTGTCCACGAGGTTCGGCGAGATCGCGGCGAAGATGCTCAAAATCCAGCGGCAGATGAAGCACGTCCAGAAGGACGCTGTGAACCCCTACTACGATTCCCACTACGCATCACTCGACAATGTGTATGGGGTTTGCAAAGGCGCCGCCAACGCTGAGGGTCTACTCCTGATCCAAGGCGCGGCAGGTGATGGTACGTCGCTCGAAGTAACCACCGCCGTGATTGACCCCGAGTTGGAGCAGTTCATGTGTACGAGTCCACGTCTCTCCACTGGCAAGATGGGACCACAGCCGGCGGGCGCGGTTATCAGTTTCGGGCGCCGGTACGGACTTGCGCCCCTCTTCGGATTGGTGTTCGGTGACGATGATGATGGCAATGCGGCGCAGGATGCAGTGGAGCAGGCCGAGCTCGACGAGCAGATGGGCGGGGTGGATCGCGTGGCGGCAATGAAAGCCTACCATGCTGCTTTCGATGTTGTGATGAAGGCGGTGAAGGGTGGCGACGATCCTCAGACAAACAGTGCAATGGAAGAAGCGTTGGTTTCCGCCGTCACCAAAGGTGAACTCTCCAGCACGCACCAGTTTGATGCCGACCAATTCAACGAGTTCGCCCGAGTGCTGACCGAGAAGCGTGATCGGTGGATTGAGTGGTTCGGCACGGGCGCATGGCGGGGAGACCATCCCGAGCCGACAGTGGTAACAGATAAGACACCGCCCGAGCCGATCACCTGTACGACATGTGGAGAAGGACTGACGGCAGCGGAAGTGCGGCTCGTTGATACCTTGGGCCTCAAGAAGCCGTACTGCAAGGAACACCGAGACGAGGGCCTGGTCCAACAGATGAAGGCCAATGCTGGAACTGGCAGCGAGTAGTCCTGGGGAGGTACTGCTCGCACGGGGAGAGTGTTGACACCTCGCACTCTCCCCTCGCTGGGATCTGAAAGGGGAGATGCAGAATGAACCGCAAGGAATTGATCGAGAAGATGGAACGCGTGTATCGCGCTGTGCCGGGTTACGTCATCCAGAACGGCCTGTCCGCCGTCCTCGACATGCTCACGAAGGAGACGGTGGTGACGAGGCGGAACAGTGCGTGTCAGACTGTTGATGGTTGCGACGCGGACTTCAATCGTGGCAACAGTGGCCCCGAAGTCTCCATCATCATCCTCGACCTTCCCGTCGAGCCGACGGTGGGGGCGCAGGCGGCGAGAATCATCGCCGACGCGCTGTGGGGTGCGAAGGTGGTGGATGGCATCGACGCTGATGTATTGACGGGTGCGGCAGAGCAGGGTTGGCGAGCTGGTCTACTTCACAGTGACAGGGCCGAGCAAGACGCTGGACTACCGTACAGAGTGTGACCTGACGGTGCTGTACCCGTCCGGCGATGTCGAGGTAGAGAGCTACACCTGTGAGCTCGTAGGGCAGTGGATCGCGCCCGGCGGGGGATGTGCCTGCGTGTGGGTAGACTAGAAAGGAGTGACAAATGAAGTGCGAGGACAAGCTGGCAAGAATCTCGGAGATTGTAGACGGTAATCCGAAAGGTGATCTTTCGATAGTGGTTCTGCATCGCGGTTGGATTTTCGTGGGTGAGTTTGCACAGGATGAAAATGCGTGTTGTTTGACACGGTGTGAGAATGTGCGTAAATGGACATCGGGTGGCTTCGGTGGCCTCACGTTGGGCGCTAAGTCGAGCGGGGCCGTGTTGGACAAATGTGAGCCAATGGAGTTCGACACATCAGCTATGATTCTCTGTGTTGATGTGGCTGAGGGCTGGCACAATGCCTAGCGGCTACGGCTACGGCTCCGGCGACGGCTACGGCTACGGCTACGGCTCCGGCTACGGCTCCGGCGACGGCTCCGGCTCCGGC